GTATCAGTACTCGATCCAGCTAAAAGCGTGGAGACTCAGTACAGCTGACCAGGCGCCGCAATTTTCTTTGGAAGATCGCCTAAAATCGCTCGGACTTGATGAAGGACCTTCGGTAAAAGCTATAGCATTTAGAGCAATAAATAACACTAAGACTGTTTTAAACAACGCTGCCGGTTTGCTTAATGCAGCCGCGCAAGACTTGGTGTTTTAATGGCTGAAACTACCATCAAGTACCCGTCCATAGCCGACGTGATGCGCGACCTCACCTTGTTCTTCAAGGCTGACCAGGATGCGCGCCTCTCCTTGGCTGATTTTCCTAAGATCGCGGAAGGTCGCTGGGACTACTTTCGCAATAACTGGGACTTCATCAAGAACGACTACCTGGTCCGAATCCAGGCGCTTCCGGATACTCCAGGTAAGACGGCCGCTCTCGTTCAGTTTAAGCAGTTCGGCGAGCTGGTAGATGGCAGCCGCGCGTCTAGTCAGAATCCGCTGGCGAACCAGGCGAACATCCGCAAGTACAAAGACCTGCTAGATAACATCCAGATCACCGATATCGAAGTGACGCAGGCCGAGCAGAACTTGATCGACCGCGACATGCAGAGAGTCGCTCGCCTGCAGAAGGACGACTTCTACCAGATGCGAGAGCGGGTTCGCATCACTCACGACAAGACGACCGACAGCCTCGGCTTGAGCGATCCTGACTATGACAACCTCTACGAGCGCGTGGCGAGTCCGCAGATCATCTCGTTTCGCTTCCAGGATTTCCAGGTCTTGGAGTCGCTGATCGAGCTGAAAGATACGATTACCGGCCTGATTCCCACTACGCTTGTGCAAAACGAGCGGCCGGATCCGTTCGCTCAAATCAGGGCGCAGCTGAACAACGCCGCGATCCCGATGAACTCGTACCAGACCGGCTTTCTCGTTCCGTTCCCCGCCGGTTCGACTCTGGAGCGGCTTGCTGCTCAGTATCTAGGATCGGCTGATCGCTGGATGGAGATCGCCGTAGCCAACGGTTTGCAGTTCCCGTTCGTCGACGAGGTCGGCGAGAAGGTGATGCTCGCGATCAACGGTATCGGGAACATCATCATCGTCGATATCGACCAGTTTCCTAACTTCGGGGTCGATGACGAGGTTTTCGTCGGATCTGCGGCTGTTGTCACGACCCGTCGCAAGATCGTCAACATCGAGGAAGACAAGAACAACGATCAGCTGATCCTCACCCTGGATGGTCCGGCCGATCTTCAAAACTTTCTGACTACGCAAAGAGCGTACGTATTTCACTATAAGCGCAACACTATTAACTCCTCTAAGTTTATAATGATCCCGTCGCAAGGTTCGCTGGGCTTCCCGATCAACGCTCAAGAGCCCTGGTTCGTAAAGAACCTATCTCAAGACCAGAAGAACATGGGAGTCGACCTGGCTCTCAGCGCCGATGACGATCTAGTTTTTGACAGTACGGATGACCTTCAGCTTATTTACGGACTCGCTAACGCGGCGCAAGCAGCTAACCTGAAGGTAAAAATCAAGGCTAAGGAGCTTTTGCGAAACCCGACTTTCGGGTTCGAAGAGATCGCCGGTAGGTTCAAGAACAACGAGATCAGCGAGAGCCTGCTCTTGCTGCTGATCGAAACGGCGATGGGCGGCGACGATAGATTTGACGGTACGGACGGTCTTGGTTATACTGTGACTAACAACGCCATCTTCATCAACGTCAGTATCCGGCTCTCTGGTAGCAGCTCGTCTATCCCGCTTACGTTTCAGATCCCTAAGGGGTAACAAGTGGCAGTCGAAATCAAAAGCTATAACCAGGTACTCGGCGGGATCGTCAAAAAGGTCCTCGCCGATACTGCGCTTTCTGACATGCGAGTCGGATCGGTTATTTCCAGTATTCTTGAAGCGGCTGCTCAGTCTGACTTCGAGATTCACGCCTCGATTGTTCAGCTTCTTCAGCTTTTTAGCATCGACACGACCTACGGCGCAGACCTAGATCGTCGCGCTTCTGAATTCAACGTTCGTCGCCAAACTGCAGCCCCTGCTTCTGACGTTGTTCGCATCGGTGACAGCAGCTTCGATAAGAAGAGCTCCAAGATCTACATCGGCCTGCCGCCGCCAGTTATCGGCGACATCGCGATTAACGTTGAAGATGCTTCGACTTTTCCGGTTACCGGTAGCGTGTATGTTGGTCGCGGTACGGGCAACTATGAAGGTCCGATCGCTTACACGTCTTTGACGAACAATACGTCTTACTGGACGATCAACCTCTCATCTCCGATCACGAAGAACCACACTGCGGTCGAGACTGTGATTCTCGCCCAAGGTGGTAACCGCCAAGTGCAGGTCGGTACGGTCGTTCGCTCTCCAGCGAACAACTTCTCTCCTGCTGTCGGTTTCGTCGTTACGCGCGCCGTGACCCTCGTGGACGGCGAGACGACCCTTGACGGTGTTCCTGTCATCGCTCAAACTCCTGGCACGATCGGAAACGTTCCTGCCGGTTCTATTATTCAGTTTGTCGCACCGCCGTTCAGCGGTGCGACTGTAACCAACGTTGATGACTTCGCAAACGGTCGCGATATCGAGCTCGATCCTTCTCTGCGCGCTCGCATTCGCAACGCGATCCAGCTGATCGCTCGAGGCACCAAGAGGTCGATCCTTGAAGCTGTTAAGGGCGTCTCGGATCAGACGGATAACAAGCGAGTCGCTTCGGCGTCGCTTAGCGAAGCGATTAACTCCAGCGTTCCTGCTCAGCTATACATCGACGATCAAACCGGATTCGAGCCGTCTTTCGACGGTCAGGGTGTTGAGCTCATTGTCGACGAAGCGGCTGGTTCTGAGCAGCTTGTTCAGGTCGCTAAGTTCCCGGTAACTCCTCCGATCCTCGTTTCCGCAGTCGATCAGCCGTACGGTCTTCAACCTGGCATGTCACTTACCTATCGAGTCGATAAGTCGGAAGAGACGATCGTTTTCGATGAAGACGACATGGCCGTTCCAGGCCTCGTTCGCGCCGTAGAAATCGTCGATGCCTTCAACCGTAAGGGTACGCTGATTACCGCGCGCTCGTTCCGTAACCGGAACGCCCTTGCCCTTGTGGCCAAGAGATTCTTTGACGGTACCGATCCAGAAGAGCTTCAAATCGTCGGCGGCGACGCCAACGATGTTCTTAAGTTCCCGGTGACCGTGTCGCGAGTGATGTCTCTGTACAAGAACGGCTCGATCCTCAAGAAGAACCCGGCGTCTGCCGTCATCTACTCGATCGTCCAGACTTCGTGGATCTTCGGCATCTCGACCGTCGCCGCTCGCCTTCGTGTTCAAGTCGATAACACTCCGATCCAAGATGTGGTGTTTCGCGACGCAGATTTCATCGAGTACGGCACGACGTACAAAACGGCTACTGCAGCTCAGTGGGCCGAGAAGCTCACCGAAAAACTTGCTGGTGTTCAAGCTATCGTCGAATCTAGCAAGGTTCGCCTTGCGTCCAACCGCGTTAACTCCGAAGAGTCGGTTCTTTCTATCCTGCTATCCGACGATCTCGGTGCACGGGCTACGACGGCAGCCGATTGGCAGTCCGGTAACACGGTTCGCTACTCGGTCGCGAATACCGCAGGCCTGATCGTAGGCGACTCGGTTACGATCACTGGCTTCTCTAATGCTAGCAACAACGGCGTTTTCCCAGTTACGAGAGTCGCTCCGAGCGATTACATCGAGTGCACTACGACTCGAGTCAACGGTACCGACGATGAAAGCAGCGTCGTCGGCGCAACCGTTAATCCGAACAAGGAAGATCTGGCTCAAGTCGCCTTCGGCGGCGCTGCTGTTTCGACTGGCGCCACTTCTGAATACAAGCTTAACCGATTCTCGGGCGAGATCGAGCTCGCTGAGCGCCTGAATGAAGGCGATAACCTCACGGCAGGTTCCGAGTTTACTCGAGCCTATATCGACTCCCTCCTGGCTGCTAATAACCGATATAACTTCCCGGTGCAACAGGATGTTAATCCGGCGTTCTTCGTCGCGATTGATGCTGAAAGCTCGCAACGCATCTTCTTGCTTGCGAACGGCGACGTTCTTACCCAGGGTCGCGACGGCATCACCGATAACATCGAACTTACTTCGAACCGAGCCAACGCGTTTGCCGACACGCAAGTAGGCGACTTCGTTTACATCGCCACTAAATCTGTGTCGGGTATCGGCAGCGGATACTCTCAGTGGTTCCCTTCGTACGCTACCGGCGTCTACGAAGTGACTCAGGTTATCGACGCCGAGACTGTTTACATCCGCAATCCGGATCCGTCGTACCCGACTCTTCCTACTACGATCAGCGGTACGATTAGCTCCTCGGACGATATTCAGGTGTTTCGTACCAGCGGCCAGGTGCAGAAGATCCCGCTTAGCGGCGTGAACCTTCTTCCCTCGGCCGTCGCTGCCCAGGTAAACTCGTCGCTGCAGTTCGGCGAGGCGATCGTTTTCAACAACCGCTTCGTTCGCGTCCAGTCGAACTCGCTAAACGATGCGAACAGCAAGGTGTTCATTCTCGCTACTGCAGGTTCGGGAAAGAACCTCTACCTGGCCGGATCTGAAGGCACCCCGAACCAACCTCATATCGGGTATCAGCTAGCCGCTGCGGAGAGCACCACCTGGCCGCGCCTTAAAGACGGCGCGCCCGGTTTACTGCCTAACCAGATGACTCGCGCGATGGTCTTCGGTCAAGTTACGACTTCGGATCTCTCGTCGCCGTACCAAAACATCGACAGCACAAAGACCTACCTGACTGACGTTGAACCGTCCGATCTAGTTAAGTATACTTCTGGCATCAATAACCAGCAGATTCTCGGTATCCGCGAGATCAACTCGAACACCGCTCTTACTCTTCAGGAGTATGACGGAATCCGTCCGGTTTACGCCGGCGACAATTACGTAGTTACAGAAGCTCACCGGTTCAGCCCGTACGATCGCCTTATTATCGAGCTCGACCAGGACAGCACTAACAAGACGTTCCTAGTGCCGATGTACCGTACCGGTCGCATCAAGGGCATCGCTACGACGACTACCTTTGACGCGTTTGATCAGGATTCGGCCCCCGGTACTGACTTCAACAACGCGATGTGGCGCGACTTCACGTTCCAAGACTTTGCGCTGATGTTCCGCTCTCGCAACGTCTACGATGCGGGCGCAAACGCGAAGGTTATCGTTCGCTCGACTCAGTTCGGTAAAGTTGGTGATAACGTTCGTTTCGGCATTTTCTATCCTGGCTCTCCGAACCAGTCTGCTTTCGCTCTTCATCGGGTGGACAAAGACGAGACGTTTGTTGACTTCTTCTTGGCATCTGGTGCCCCGCGACTGAACATCTCGGCAGTCGGTGCAGGCTATAACGTGTCGCGAGCCGGCGCTCTTCTTACTCTTGATTACGCTGGGGTCGGTGCTGCTCCTAACTTCGCAACTAACGGTGTACTGATCGGAGATATCGCTTCGATTACCGACTCTTCGTTTGCCAGCAAATCTCCGTTCTTCATCGGCTCCGGTAAGGTAACTGCAGTTAGTAACACGTCCCTGACCGTTCGCCTTCAGGGAAGCGCCACGATCTCGACTACTTACTCGGTTACTAGCGTTCAAGACTCGGGTGCCGGTCTTACGTCTACCTACCTCTTGCCGAACACTGGACTCCTTAGCCTTAACGATCAAGTCGAAATTACTGGTTTCACTCGTTCTATCAACAACGGCATCTTCCAGGTTGTCGGCGTAAACCCGAACGTTTCGATTACGGTCGCTCACAGTATTCGCACGACGATCACTGAGTCTACGTTTGGCTTCCGTCGCACGACCAACGTCGTTCAGTTGCAGTTCGCGAACACGATCAGCGGCCAAGTTCAAAACGGCGACTCCGTCGTCGTTAGCAACATGGCTGACGCCTCGCTGAACGGCACATGGACCGTTTCGGCTATTCTGACCACTAGTGTCGCTAACGACACCATTCAGTTTACTGCAGCTGGAGCTGATTCTCCCGTTGCTCGCTCGGTCACTACGGCGATCTGGCAGTCCGGTAACACGGTTCGCTACGCTGCCACCAACACAACCGGCATCTCCATCGGAAACACAGTTGTTATAACTGGATTTGCAAACGCTAGCAACAACGGTACGTTCGTTGTTACTAACATTTCGGCCAATAACTGGATCGAAGTCACTTCGACTCGCGCAGACAGCGTTGATGACGAAGTCGGTCCTGTTGCAGGATCGGCGCGGCCGACGTACTTCACGGTCGATACTAGCGGCGTGGTTCGAGTTATCAACGCCGAAACTGCTGCAGCTACGGCAGACCTGATCGTTGTTCAGGCTAGCCCGATCGGACTCGCCGCCTTCCCGCTTGGCGGAACGACTGCTGCAAACATCGGAACCACGCTGGCTGCGAACCCTATTGTTAGCAAGGTAGTAACTAGCGTTAATACGCTTTCCTCGACCGGTGCGGGCGTACTTACTCTAGCTACATTCGATGAACCCGGATCGGTCGGATACGACCATACGCCTGGTGATAGCTACATCTCTTTGTTCGATGGCTGTAAGTACGTTCTCGACTTCTTCTCGGCAGCTATTAACCCGCAGAAAAACTTCACCATTAAGAGTCCGCTGGAATTCAGCGACCCCGATTACGACATATCTACTGCGCCGAACGTTACCGGTGAGCTTGCCGGCGAATACTTCAAGCTTGTCCCGACAACCTTCCGCAACGTTGAAAACTGGCTTAATAAGTCTTCTGTGACCTCTTTCTCGCTAGCCGGTACTGCTCAGTCTACAGCTGATGGCGGTCGCTTGCAGCTGGCTAGCAAGACTATCGGCACCGACGGCGCAGTTCGCGTATCCGGCGGCGGCGCTAACGGTATTCAGAGCTTCGTGAAGACTCCTGCTAGCATCGACGACGGCGCGACCCGTCTCCAGGTGAACGGTTCCGATAACGTCATGTTCACTGCCGGTCAGGTAGTAAAAGTTGAGAACGCGATCGCTTCTCGCAAGCCGATCAACTTTGAAGCTAACAATCTGATCAATGTGCAGAGCGTCAACGGCACTACCGGTCGATTTAAGGCTCGTAACCGCTCGCTTACACTTTCCGCTACGAACAGCATCACGATCACCGATGTTTCTGCTTCTTACGGTCGATCGGCAGGCAAGATCTGGCGCTGGACAGCGACTGGCACTCCGTCTGCTCCGTTCACCGGTGCTCGCGTCGGAGACGTCCTCTGGTGCGAAAACTCTTCTATCGACCCGGCTAACAACACTCCTGCTGCTACCGGCGACGGTGTTGTGTCTCAGTTTCCGATCCTGGCTGTTGACTCTGTCGGTAACTGGATCGAGGTTCATAACCCGAACGGTGTTGCAGAAGGTCCTACACTTCTTGGTAGCCCGATCGATACGACGATCTCGCCCGCGTTCTTTATCGAGTGGAAACACACTCTCGACGCTGGCGATGTTATGAAAGTTGAGGCTATCGAGTTTGGTAACCTTTATCGCTACAGCTGGGTATCTGGCACTAACCCGGAATGGGCTCAGAACGGGGTCTCGATCGACGACTACGTTTCGATCACCGGTAGTACCTTCCTTCCCGAGAACCGGGGCACCTTCCGGGTTGTCGCGGTAGCTGATGATTACTTTGTTGTTGAAAACGCTAGCGGCGTTGCGGAAACTTCCGTCACCGTTGCGCTGGCTAGCGACGTCCGATTCTTCTACTCTGAATCGGCTATCAACGGTGATCAGCTGAACGTCTCTGACTCCGTATTCCTGGAGCCGAACCGAGGCACTCACACAGTTATTAATTACGGCACCGACGCGTCTCTGAAGACGCAATACTTGTCGCTCTCGATCCAGAACAGCAGCAACCAGACCGGTGTAATCCTTACTGGCTTGCCCAACACGTTCTTCGTGACCGACGGTCAGCTTTACAGCAGCTACCGATACATCACTAACTTCTCGGCCGATCCTACCGATGTGCAAAGCGGTATCGTGTACCTGCAGCCAGCCACGAACGCTCATAAGATGAGCAACTCGTTTAATACGAGCATCACTCCTACTCAGAAGTTTAGCTTTTCTGCAGACACGGCGATCGGTGTCGACGGGTACAGGTACTACACCGGCCTTCTGTCTACGGTTCAGAAAGTGGTTGATGGCTTTGATCCGGATCCAATTAACTTCCCTGGTTACAAAGCGGCTGGTACTCAGATCGAAGTCGTTCCTCCTCTCGTGAAAAACATCACGGTGAACGTGATCGTTAGAACGAGCGGCGGCATCAACCTTAGCACCGTCAGCGACGCTATCAAGTCTGCGATTTTGAACTACATCAAGGGCCTCGGAGTCGGCGACGACGTGATCGTGTCTGAGATCACCGCAGCCGTCATGAGCGTAGAAGGTGTAGAATCGGCTACGCTCTTTGATCCAGATCCGAGCGAAGAGCGCATCGTCGTTCAGGATAACGAAAAAGCAGTCATCAGCATCGATGACGTAACAATCTCGAGCGGTTAATGCCTGCTAGCCAAAGAGATGTAGCGAAGCGACTTGATCGCTTGATGTCCTTCTTGCCCGGAGCTTTCCGAGACAAGAAGAATTTCAAGTCTCTCATGGGCGGCATCGCGCAGTCTGACGCCGACCTTGAGAACCTGTTTCTTGAGGTTCGCAAGCAGCTCTTTATCGATACGGCTGAAGGTCAGTACCTCGACATGCTCGGCTCGAACGTCGGAGTCGTGCGCCCGCCGCTAATCGGCATGGTCGATCAAGACTATCGAGAGTTTATCAAGCTTCAGACTTACTATCCTAAGCAGATCAAGCAGTTGCTGTTTCGACTCATGGAGCTTTTCTACGGTCGAGACACAATTAAGGCCAACATAAGGTCTGTTGCGACCGGTCCTTTCCAAGTGTTCGACAAGGCTAACCTGCTGATTCGAGTCGACGGCGACAAGATCGTAGAGGTTGTCTTTCGCTCTGCTTCGTTTAACGACGCAGATAACGTCTCTGGAGAAGAGATCGCGGCTCAGATTAACTCTCAGGTTCCTGAGTCTCTGTTTGCGGCTACTTACTTCAACGCGATCGATAAGCTAGAATTCGTTGAGCTCTTCACTAATACGTTCGGTCCCGTAGGATCGATTGAAGTTATGGGCGGCAGCGCGAACCGATTTTTGAAGTTTCCCGAGACGATGCGGCTCGGAACAACTATTGCTTCCGAGTATCGCCTTGTGAAGCAAAATACCACGATGAAGCTTTACTGGGCAGGCGGGGATAACCCGAACTTCTCGCTTCTTAGACTTGGAGATTCGGTTCTTTGTACCGGTACACCGTTTCTCGCCGAAAATACCGGTTCGTTCCAGCTAGCGAACATCGTCGATACCGGCGTGCCAGCGGCTATCGTTTCCGCCACGTCGGCGACGTTTATCTCCTCGAACGTAGTTCGCTACGCGATGACGAGCACGACCAACATCTTCGCCGGTAACGACGTAACGATCGATGGCTTTGCCAATGCTAGCAACAACGGAACTTTCACGGTTCTTGATGTTACCGCGACGTACATAGATGTCCAATCTGGTCGGCTTAGTAACGCTGACGACGAAGCGGCTGCAGCTACCGTGGATCTTCTACCTAACGCCGCTCATATTGAGTTCATTAACGAAAATGGCTCGGTCCAAGCTACGTTTGGCGTAACTAGCGTCGACGACGTTCTATTCTTCCGGCCGAAAAAGAAGAAGCTAGAGAGTGCAGAGCGCGCAGCGACGGTCTGGGAAATCAACTCTAACGAGATCATCGTTACTCTTCCAGCCACTCCTGTAGTGGTGCGTCGCGCGCTAGCCGGCTCAGCTCATATGCAGGGTACTACAGCCACGATTGCTCAGGGATATAGCGCATCCGCGAACCTCGTGAATCCAGAGTACTTTCCGCTGGTTAACGGGCGATTCTACTTGCAAAAGCCAAACGGATTCATCGATAGAAGCGTCGTTTACACGTACGCTGCTCTGAATGGATCCGAAATTCTCAACATCACCCCTACGCTAAAGCCTATGGGTGACAAGCTGGTTATGGGCATCGGTCCCCTGTCGGCTGTAGCGACTTCGAACGTCGTCACGATCACGACGATCGAACCTCACGGTCTATCGAGCGGCGAGCTTGTAAGGCTAGCTAACTTCGATGGATTTGCTGGCATTTTAGCTCAAAACCTCAACGGAACAAGAGCAGTCACTTCGATTGTAAGTCCCACGGAGTTCACGATCACTGCGGCGACCGCCGCGCTATCGACAACGACTAACGCTCCCTCTGTCGATAAGGGCGAAGTATTTACAGTCCGTAACTCTAAGGTTTTCCTGACTAACGTGCAGGATAACACTGGATACGTAGGATCATTTATCTACGACGACAAGAACGCTCCGTATACGATCGCCGAGACTCAAACTACGATGAATCAAAGCGTGCTCTTAGGAGACTTCGGTAGCTCCCTAATGGTTCACGACTCGACAGTTTTCTCCGAATCGTCCGGTGAAGTAATTATTAACTACGGTCGTCAAGACGAAGAAGGTCCAATTAAGTACATCGCTAAGCCTAGCTCTGGTACGATCTTCTTGGATCCGTCGTATCGCTTTAAGAAAAGTCACGCTCACGGTGCTGCCGTCAACCTGGTTCGTTCTAAGTTCGCAACTTCACCTGGTACAACTGGAAAAAACTTTCCGGTTTACGCTGTAGATACGATATCGCCGCGCGAGAAGCTCAAAGAGCTCCTTCTAGATGCGAAAGCGGCTGGCGTATCGGTGCGATTTATAGTTGTTCTTCCTGACAACGTGTACAATGCTTACAGCTTGTACGAGCTCTGAGTGTCAAATGATTGTTTATTGCATTAAAAACTTAATCAATCAAAAGTGTTACGTAGGTATCACTCAGAACGAATTCGAATATCGCTATCAGGGTGGTAGATGGTGGAGACGAAGCAAAAACCTTCACCTTAAGTCTGCTGTTAA